CCTTCTGCGCCTGAGTTCATTACGGCCAGTGGCACAACTACACGGTCAACGCCGAGTACTTGCGCGAGTGCCTGCTCGCTCATGACTGCCGGGGCTCCAGGAGTTCCGCCATACTTGATACGCTCGATAACATCGGGGTGCATGCAGAGTGTTTCAAACACTTTAGGCCCGAGGACCAGTGTGTTAGGAACAAACCCTGTCTGCGCGGCCATTGCCATCTTGTAGTGGCGTATGTCCTGAATCGGAGTCGAGTTGGTGTAGTCGTTCCAGTAGCAGATTGCTGAGGCGGGCGTGCCGTAGTTTGCGGTCAGTGCCGCGGAGGTACAGCCAGCGGGGTCTACAAGGGCAGTTGAGCCGCCCCATTTGCCAGTGGTGAAGAAGTTATCAACCCACTTCTTTTCACGCGCCAGTAAAAGCTTCTGCGTCAGGAAGAGCGTCGAGTCACGCTGCATGTTCAGCGGACTGTCTGCGTTCAACACTACCCTGTCGCCAAGGTCGTGGTGCAGTGCGTAGATGTCGCAAGAATAACTGTTTGACGAGTCAATCCCGTAGCCCGTACCTTCTGACTCAGCTCCGTCTGCACGAATCTTAGCCTCATTGGTAAACCAATAGGACTTCGTGTAGTAGAAGTATTTGTCAGACATCTTTTGTACAGGAATCATCGGGAAGATTTCTGCGGCTCTGTACGCCTGTTGCTGTTGTATATACGCAATCGATATGTTAGTCAACGGAACGTTCACGTGCACATCGGTTACAGTTGGTTGTGGCATTTTTGTTTACCTCTTTATCCTGTAATCACGTGAATCTCCGCCGAGCCCGTGTCGCCCGAGAAGGTAACGCTTGGCGTGCTGATTATCGTGAGTGTGTCCGTCGGTCCAAAGCTGTTAGCTGCCGTTGCTGCTGTTCCTGCTATCGCAGTGCCTCGCGTCTTGAGTGCCGTGTTCCCACACGTGCATGCCAGGGTCGTAATCGCCGCTCCGGTGATAGTAGCCGTAAGAACTGTTGCCCCACTTGTGCTTGCTACCACTTGTGGAACAACGAACATGTTGGTAACGATGCCCGTAAATCCGAAGGGTGCTGTCGTGACTACGTTTGTTGCGCCACTAGTACCAAGATTCACCATTGGAACGGTGAACACTAGGTGTCCTGCACGGGTTGCGCCGGAGGTCAGGATTCGGTTCGTGAGTGCGACTTCAATAATCGAACTCGTTGAACTGTTTGCTTCAAGAGCGATAGCGACTACTGATTCGGTACTAGGGGAGCTACTCAATGCGAGCTGTCCACCGGTCGTCGGCTTTAGTGGCGAACCTGCAAGTATTGCACTGCCGTCAACCCAACACTTAGAGTGCCCGAGTTCCCGTACTGAACCTACTGTTGCTTTGCTTGAGCCGTTTGGATTGTCTTGTAGCACGCCGAGCATCGCCATTGTGCCTGCTGTGCACGCTGCCAGCGTTGAGCCGTTCAGATACACTGCACAGAACTGATAGCTGCTTAGGTCTGCCGTTACGGGGTATGTAAAGTCCCCAATCGGCATGTCACCTGCGGTCATAGTGTTTTCCTCTCGCGCATCATTTCCTCGTAAATCTCGGGGTGCGCTAATGTTTCTGCTGCCATCGCTGCTTCGATTGTCATACCTTCAGACTTCTCTACACGCGCTTTTGCGAGCGCAGCGAGCTTGCCTTCCGGAGTTCCTTCAATAGCGGCGGTCGAACCGACCTCTACGAAAAGATTTGACTCCTTGAGCCCCGCATCTGCGGCCTTGAAGATTCCTTCGACAGCTTTAAAGGTTTCAGGCGAGAGTTTCTCATCCATCTCCTTCAATAGCATGGCGAATTTCTCCGTCTTGGGCAGGTGCGTAAATTCGTCAGCCTTTGCGACGAACTCTTTGACGCGCTTCTCTTCCTCCATCTTCTCTATCTTAGTCTCAAGTGTTTCATTGGCCTTGAACAGATAGCGAACGGGACCTTGTACGTCCTCAGGAAGGAGGTCGATGTCAGCCTCTTTGGTTATTTTTTCGAGGGCCTTCTGCACTGCAGAATCCTCGTCGGCTTTAGCCATTTTAGTGGCTTTCTTTGCCATTTTCTTTGCCTTCTTTTGTGGAACTTCTTCTTCTGGTTCTTCGTCGTCTTGCTCGTCCTCATCTTCCTCGTCGTCAGGTGCGGGTTTGGCTTTTTTCGTAGCCGCCTTCGTTACCTTAAAACCTGAAGCTTCGGCAAGCGTGTCGAAGATGTCAGAAGGAAGTTCTTCTGCGTAAGCCGTAGCCAGCTTCATGAGTGCAACTGATACTTCGGTTGCGTCAGTGGAGATGTCCGGCGAATTCTTTTTTAGTGTTTCTCGCAGGTTGTCCTCTGTGCCCAAATCGGCCTTGAGGACTTCTGCATAAGGTAATTCTTCCATGAATACCTCTTTGTCTGTGGCTGGTGTGCCTTCTTTTAGAATCTTGAACCGCTTTCTGTTCGCACCCTGTTTAACCAACGAGATTTCTTCAATCTCCAGGTCACGTAACTCGGTTGGTTCTTTGTTAGCCATGGCTCAACCCCAAAAGCGTTAAAAAATTGAGCAGCGAAGCTAAGGCTGTTGCGCCAGTTAAATACTGTTTGTCGTTCAACCTAGCCTTATTACTCCGAGCTGCTATGAGGGTCTGCTTGAATCCGCACACCCGTGCCGCCTATAGAGAACGCGTTGAGTTTACCACTCTCGACGTCCGCCCAGGTAGCTGCATCGCTAACTTCGACAGACACGACCCAAGAGCCGGCTTTCCAAAGCTCTCCATCTACCACCATATCAGCGGGGGTAACGTATGACTCGACTGGTATTGCCTCGACTTCTCCCTTGTGCTGGTTCCCAATCGTGCGGCCTTTCTTCAGAAGACTTTTCTTCATGAAGTTCCATGCCGCCTTTCTCAGCTCGTCTGGGGTTATCCAGTCTGACTGGGTGTCAAGTTGGCATGAATGGCCTTTTACACACGGTTCGTAAACAACACCACGCACAATGTGGGGGATGTCTGTTTTCAACAGGCGTGCAGTCCAGGTCGTTTCAATTTCGTTTGTCATGTTAAAATCTCTCAGGCGCTCTACTTAAACGTTACGTAATTGTAAGAACTCTTCATGTGTCATTGTGCCCTTTTCCAAATTACATTTAGGACAACTTAGCACGATATTTGAGATGTAATTACTACCACCCCGAGATAGCGGGGTCTTATGCTCGCGGTGTTTGTAACAATTTAGACTTCCATTAAAGAACAAATCACCACAATAATAGCATTTATTCTCTTGACGGCGTGCTAATCCTTCTATTTCATCCGCTGAGTAAGTCCCAATAGCGTTCAATTCGCGGGCACGACGCGCCATCTTGATTGCCTTCCACTCTTCTGGGTGTGCTTCTCTCCATAACTTACCCATCTCATGGTGTCTTTCTTTGTTATTTTGATACCACGACTTATCGCGTCTACGTTTTTCTTCTCTATGCTCTGGCTCGGATTCGTATACTTTTTGCCGCGCCCGTATCTTGTCACGATTTTGAATGTAATATATGTGTGGCTCTTCTTTGTGTTCAGACCGATATATCCTCTGATACTCGCGCCAGTATTCGCTGTTTTCCTCTACCCATCTTTTAGTAGCGGCACGTGCTTCTTCTCGGTGTGTCTCGCGGTATCGGCGCTTTCGGTTGCGACAAAGTGTACACTGCTTGTATCTAAGGTCTTCGACTTCTCTATTACAGTTGCCGTCGCTACACTTCATCTAGCTTACTATTAGCCCTTAATATGCTTAAAAGCTTCTATCTGCGCTTCTCCATGCTCTTTCTGAGTCTGCCGTATTCCAGATAATTGAGCTTAGCCTGCACCATCTTCTTGAGCTGTTCTCTTTTTCGTATGAGCTCTTGATTAGTGCGTGGAGTTCCCAACGCATTCGGGTGGGGCAATGTCACCGCGACCTCTGTCCCTAACGACTTCTTCACAGTATGCCCCAATGCTACGACTATCGGCTCACTTGCTGCAGAGCGCCTCACTTGCTGCTCATCCTTCCAGAATGACTCAGCTTTAATCTCCGACTCTGTTGGCTCTCTTACCTTACCCGCTTCATCCTTTAGCAGACGCGGGATTAAGTACGTAATAGCTATATCATCCCTCGTGATGCCCATTGGCTCAAGGTACTGTTCGTTGAATATTCTACCGCTAGGGCCAACGAGTGCTTCCTTGCGGAGGGATTCAATTACACCCGGCGAAGCGGCCACGAATGTAACGAGTGGCTGCGAGCCGGTGAATGGTTCCACGGTTGTATCAACCTTTGTGACTTCTTTACTCTCTTCAACTTCTTCTGCTTCTTCTGCCTTCACGGTTTTCTCCTGCTTTTTGGCCTTCTCTTCTTTTTTAGCGGATTTAGAACTAGACTCTTCATCTTTTGCACGCGCTGCTATCTCATCAACCGTACCAAAGTGACACTTTTCAACGTCACTCTCTGCGGACTTCTGCGTGATAGCACCCCATTTAAGCGGCGCCCCTGCGGTACTCTCCGTTCCTGCGGCGTCCGCCTTTGCTTTGAGCGCGGCAATGAGTTGTGAGTGGAACCAGTTCATATCGGCCTGTGAAAACCCGGACAGGAGATTACCCTGCGCGGCCCACATCGCCATGCGCCTATTATAAGCGGTGAGGTCTGCGGTGCTCTTGGTCTTAACTTCCGCGGCGAGTTTTGATTTCTCCGGGTCAGTAAGTGACTTTTCTATTTCTGAACCTTCATCGGATTTCTTCATCTTCATACAGTTGTCCGCGACTTTTTGGCAGTCAGGGTGTAGTTTTTCTTCTTGCTTCTCAACTTCTGGTTCAGAATCCTTAGCTACAGGTGGCTGCATCTCTACCGCTGCTGGTGCACTTTCAGGCTCCGATAATGCAGTAGTGGCGCTTGTAGCAGCCGACCTTGCCTTTCCAGAGTTGCGACCGCCTGCTTTATTCCGTGCCTTCGAGTTTATATGGTCCCAGACCGTCTTAGGCAGGTATTCTTTCGCAGCGGCGCGCAGTTCTTCGAAATACTCTTTAGAGTACTCCCTAGCGGCGCCGTCTTTCTCGATATCAGATTCAGTTTTTTCAACAACTTCATCTTCGTTCATTTCATTTGTACCTTATTTGCTTGTAGTTCTTTAAAGGGGCAATTAGCAATGTGCATCTTCAACGCACGATTGACCCCTTTTAGCTGATTTCGTATGTCTTTTAGTTGTAACGTAAGCACCTTGACCTGTGAATCTAAGTCGAGGTCCGGTGCGTAGTTCTCGGCAGTCTGATACTCGGGTTCTTCAATAGCCGGTTTCATTGTGAGCCATGAGTAATCATGGTATTCTTGGCTTCCGCAAGAGATTTTATTCTGCTTCATCGTTTAGCCTTCCGCTTTTTCTTTTCTGGCGGTGGAGCATCAACGTGAACATCCCCCGCACTCGGCTGCCCCGACTTAGCCTGCGACCCATACTCACTCGTCGCCGGTGTCTCCACGTTTAACCTTTGTTGGCGTTCAGTAGTATCCGCCGCCGTTTGCCCCGGAAGCATTGCGTCCGCCGCTGTCTGTTGCGGTGGCGCGGCCGTCTGTCCCGGAAGTAATGAATCAGCCGGTGGTTTTACCTCTGCGTCCTCGGGTTCAGGCTCTGTGGGGAGGTGTAAGATGTTCCAAATCTTGTTTCTAAAGTCCACAGTGTCTGGAATTGTGACACCCCCGCGTGCAAGTAGGGATATTGCATTTGCTATGTCAAGTCCCGCACTTGAGGCGATATCTCCGTGGGTGAGTTTTGGTAGTGACTGGGGGTTTATGTTGGCGTTGAGCCTCGCTAATCTCGGTACCGCATACGAGTTAATCGTCTCTGCTATCGAATCGAGTATTGCGGTTATTGATAGACTAAAGATGTCGTTCCGCGTTTCCGCTAAGGCGTATGAGCCGGTTTGGTCCTGCCCCAACATCAGGAAATCCGCGAGAACAGTCATCGCTATCATCTTGTTGTATCTGTTGATTATATCCCCCGTCATGAACTGCCGCTGGCTCGAGGGGCCTAAGAGTTGAATGTCGTACATTAACCCAGGGCCGCCGTCTTCGGGTGGGTAAAGTGTGGAGGGGAGGATTATGCCCTCGTCCTGGTTCCTGTGGATGTTGGTGATGACTTGTTTATAATAATCGCGGGCGCTAACAGCGTCCGCGTCGGAGCCGAGCAGGACATTCTCAGGTACTCTCATAATAGGAATGCCTGCGAGGTCACGCTCAACGCCGATGGCTTCGATGTCTTCTATGTTTTTCTTGAGATACCACGAGTTTCCCGACCAACACGACTTCCCATTACGCCGCACATAGATAACGTGGTGTTCCGGGACGGTAACACAATATACATTGCCGTGATATTCTTGGCATTCGTATCTTGATGGTCGGCATCCTTGTTTGAAGCGTTTGCCTTCTGTTGTTATCCATATCCCGCCGCCGAAGCCCGTTTCCTTCTTCCAATGTATTCGTGGGCAACCCCCCACTTTCAGTATAAGTTCGCTTATATCATCAGCAAGTTGCTTTGAAACTGTAAAGCTTAGGCGGGAACCATTATAGTATCGGTCCTCGTATTCCCCGTATCCTTGATGCCCCTGTTTTGTTCCGTCACCAGCATAGTATGCATCTAAGAAGATTCGGATTTGACGTGGCGAAAGCTCTTTTACATAATCGGGCACGAACTTGTCGTGAGATTTGCCAAACCGCTTAAGGTAATCCCAAAGCTGGAGGTGTGAAATCTCAAATACGACTTTATTTTCCTGGTAGCCGTGTTCATATACTGGGAAACCAATCGCGTTGACCCACTCACGAATGTCGCCGAAGTGTGAGCTGCTTTCGCTCTGACTTACACCTACAGTCGCTTGTTTGTTCCCATTCTTTCTTCTATATGTGTGGCCTTCCGCTATCCAAATACCTAAGAAGCGAAGCCAATCATCCATCTTAATGTCTTTGGCTTCTCGTAGTGCATATTCATCTTTCCGGCCCGTTTTCACTGTCAATTCCGGAAGTGTGAAATATTCCTGTTCAACGCCAATCCAGTCAGCGTCGCACTTGTAGTGCGCGGTCACTGGAATATCTTTGATTTCTTCCAAAGCCCATTTATCTGTGTGCGCGTGACGAACCCACATCGAATGGTTCGGCGTCACGAGCATATCGAGGAAACGTGAGTTTACGTGAACTAAGTCGCCATCGTATGGGTAGTTGTGTAGCTCAGTAGGGTGCTGGTAAAATAGTTGGTTAGTGTCTGGGTTAAGCGATGCTACTTCATCATCAAACCTGACGTCCTTTATTGGTTTCCACCCAGTTCGCGTTAAGATGTCGGTGTCTTCACTGTAGCACCGATACGCTCCACGGAGTAGGGACGTGCCTTCCGGCGACCCTTTGCGTGGACGAACGCGGAACAACAGGCTTTTCTCCATCGGTATCTCAGTGATACGGTAGTGTGGTGGAGCGAGTTGAACCATAGCAACAACGCCGCCGTTATCGTCAAAGTCCCAACGAAGTAATGATTCCTGTGTCCTAGTAGCCAACTTGCGCCAACCTATGCGCCCGTCGTCAAAGTTTGAGTCCATAGTTGGGTCTTCTGGGTGTGGGCCCTCGCGCTTCTTGTAAACTATTTCTGCCCAATGCCACCCAAAGATGAACATTGATAATATCTCGCTTAAAGTGTCGTCCCAGTTAACGCTCATATCCTCAAATAAACACTGGTTGTAGAACTCTGCGGCCTGTTCATCTTCTGGTGAATCACCACCGGGTTCAAAGTCCCAATCAACTGAACGGCAGACCATTTCAATAGCATAGAATATGGACGAGATGATTGCGTCATTGGTCCACATTTCCTTGTATATGCGGACTCCTTTTTGCTGTTGGAGTTCTGGGAGCCATTCTTCCCAAATATAAGGACCGAGGCGGAAAAGGCCGGTCGTGCCGTACTCGGCAAAGTAATTTATGTTACTTGGTCGCGAGATTGACGCCCCTTGCGAATCAAGTGACGGGAAATCAGCAGGGTTCAG